TTTTTGTGCATCCGCAGTAGGTCTTGGTAGGACTTCATCCATTGATTTAAGATCGACAATGAGTTCTTTCTCTTCATCTGTAAGTGGTCTTGGTTTACACTTAAGTGGCTGTAATTGATACTCCACATTGTAAGCCATTGGGCCAGTCTTAATTCTTTTGAAATAAACATCCCAACCTGTTTCTGGGTCGGCAGGATCGCCTAAGTCTTCAGCTGCTAATATGATTTGCTCTAAAAGTTTCTTTTTTAGATTAAGAACTTTTATTTTGCCACCATGTATACATTGTATAGCATATGACCATGTGCATTTCATATCTGGGTGGTATTCTCTTACCCAGTCTTTTTCGATATTAGTGAACGCTTCTTTCTGTCTATCAAATGATAAGCACTCGAAAGGAACATTCTTATCGTTCTCTCCTTTTAGCCAGTAAACGTATCTTGCACATACGTCACCGACCATTCTTACTGTATTATCGCCTTCTACATAAGTGTAGGATTCGATTTTACCTTTTTGGGCTTCGCCCTTTAATTTATTAAATGTTAATGCCATTGCATTTCTCCTTTAGTAACTTCTTCAAATTTAAAATGTATTCTACCATTTTCTACTCGAAGTAGTCTGTTTTTTATTAATATATCTTGCTTTCCTGTATAGACCAGCAAGTCCAGTGTGGTATCTTTTTTACTACGATATTCAAATACATTGCGGAGTGAAGCGATACCTGCATACTGCGCAATCTCCACGTCTGAATATCTGTTTCGTTGGATAAGTAAAGGCTCAGGATTAGCCAAAAAGCTATCGCCATGAAAGCTCTTTTGCCAAAACTTGAACCGTCTATCCTTTCTATTGATTGGAGGTTCTTTTTTATAAGTCAAAATGTAAAGAACAGCAACTATATCACCGACCTTTCCATTCGTCTCTTTTAGTATCTTTTTCCAATTATAGAGTATCATTATATCAAATATTTAACCATATGTCAAGAAGTATTTTTCCATGCTCATATCGTCTCAACTTCATAGCCTTGTTTCATGTAATACCCCATTCTCGCATTTGCCTGACGACTTGCTGTTTTACCGACTAAGTGGATATCTACAATAATCGGTTGAGGTTTATTTTCATTTAATCTAATTATACGTCCTATGAGCTGAGTAAGTAAAGGTTCATTATTGATTGGAGTTGCTAATATTATACAGCTTAAACAATCCAATGATATTCCTTCAGAAAATATACTTTGTGTTCCAAACAATACATCTTTGTCTCCAAAGATTTGTTTTATTATGTCAGGTCTTTGTTCGTGTGGAATATCTCCAGTAACACATATAGAATTTTCTCCCACAAGTCTGTTACATTGCTTTAGAAAATCAACTCTATCACTAACAACTAAGACCTTATGACCTGTAGCCGCATATTTTGCCGCTAACATTGCCATCATGTTTTGGTACTCCCAGTTGTATGCTATTGCATTTATACGAGAAGCCCATGGTGTATTCGCACCATCTGGGAATCTTATTCCCGACTTGAGAACATGTACTTTTGGTACTAAGTAATTCTCTTTTGGTGGTTTATACACATTTGTATTAAAGTAATCACGAAAGACAACATGACGTCCGTCCTTTCGTTCCATTGTACCTGTTAATCCAATTTTATACCTTGCTTTACTAGCATCTACAATACGAGTAAATGTAGGACTAGATACATGGTGCATTTCATCAAGTATAACAGTTCCAAAAACGGAACCTATATCCGACATTCTACGATAAAGAGTCTGTACATTACCTACTACAATTGGAGCGTCAATATCATACTGACCACTACCTATTATACCAGGCGTAATTCCAAAGACTTTCTGTACTTCTTTTTCCCACTGCGATCGTAACGCTAACGTATGTGTTACTATAAGCGTTTTCTGTTTTAGCTTATTTGCGATAGCTAAAGCCGTAAATGTCTTTCCCCAACTGACCCACGCGTTAATTATACAACTGTCAGTGACATCGTCATATACCGTTTGTTGCGAAGGTCGTAACTTAAACTTAAAGTCAAAAGCTTCTATTGGTGAGTCAACACGCTTATCGACTATTTCGTAATCCTCTGGTATCAAATCCGTTCTTCCGCTAGGTATGGTAATCAAACCTTTACGAACTATGCCCATATTCTTTATTATGAAAGGTGGGTCTAGCGGATTTCTTGGAGGTATAGAATATGTTAACTCATCATCGAGTTTAGACTGGAGAGTAGAATTTACTTCCATGAATATTCTGTTACTCAATACTGCTTTCATACTTTACGCCAAGTTTTCTTTTGTTTTGTTTCTGATAATGAATATAAAATAGCAGGTTGATTATCCATATAAAGTATATTCGCATATCTCATTAATGCACTAGGTGGTCTCTTTGCCACAAAAGGAAACGGAATATTTTTACACCATAAAAGTGTAGCAATATCCCGTTTCTCGGTTTTCTCAATTTTATGACTAATTACACTACATGATTTCTTCTTTACCCAGCGGAAAAATTTGCCATTACTATCAATATAAAATTGACCTTTGTGATGAACAAACTCAGTAAAGCTTTCTATCATCACTTTTAATCTGTAAAGATTCTTATGTGGTGTTTGTAATCTGCGTAGTCCTAGACTATCGCCAGTCATGTTTTTATCATCTACGATTTGAGTGTCGCAGAAAAGTAACCCGTCTTTGTTCTCTACTTCATCAGAATGGAGAACATATACAGGCCATCGTATGTCATTCAGATTCATACTTCTTTTTAAACTTTCCAAGAGAGTAGTCTTCGTCTACGTCGAAGTCACAACCTATTGGGCAGCCCGGTATGGAAAGTCCTCTATCTTTCTGAACATTTCTTAAAAGTATATCACTATACTCTTGAACATAGTCATCATCGACTTCAGCAAGAATTGAGTCATGTACTAGAGCAAATATTTTCATATTCTTCTTGTACCCTCTTTCACATATCTCTTTGTGAGCATCAACAGCGCCTAATAAATTAACATCAGACGCCACTGATTGAACGAGAGAATTGATACCTGATCGAACTTCATGGGCAGCAATTGCTTTGTCTGTAGAACGAACATTTGGTAATCTTCTCTTTCTACCAAAGAAAGAGTAAACATAAGTTTGTTTTTCGATAATTTTCTTACAATCATCTAACCACTTTTTCAATTTATGAAACTGCTTGAAGTAATCCTCGATAACTTCTTTAGCTTGGCTAGTACTGAAGTAAGCACCACTATCTTTGGTAACTTGTTCACTAATTTTCTTTGGTCCAGCACCATACATAATTCCGAAAGTAACAGCTTTTGCCATTTGTCTTTCTGTAGAATAGTACTTAGCAACATCATCAACATCACAATCTAGATTAAAAACTAACTTAGCAATATTACTATGGAAGTTACCGCCATCTTGAAATACTTTTTGCAAAGCTGTATCTCCTGCGATAACAGCGGCACAATATACCTCAGCGGTTGTTAAGTCCATAGCAACAATTTTCTTGCCTGGCTTAGCTTTGATACAACCTTTTACAATTGGATTGTCTCTTGGAATCTGTTGCATATTCATTTTACCACTAGACGAGAGACGGCCAGACGTTGTTCCGTGTAAATTAAACCCAGTTCTCAGTCTTTCGTCTCTGTCCAGAGCAGGAATAATCTTATCTAGGTAAGTAGATTTGATCTTAACCTTTTGTCTAATGTCAAGAATATGTTGTGGTACGGGGTGTTCTTCCGCTAGTTTACCGAGGACTTCCGCATCAGTACTATCAGCACCAGTACCTGTTTTCTTGCCAGTAGGTTTCAATCCAATGTAATCAAACAACAATGAACGAAGTTGCATTGTACTATTTGGATTAAAGTCTTTACCTTGTGCTTTTTCAAATAGTTTTACTTCTGTATATTCATAGAGTTTAGATACTGCACTGTCGATTTCTTCTTGCATCAGCACCGAAGATTTCACTAATCTGTCCCTATCAAAAGGAACTCCATTACTCTCTACATCGAGAAGAAACTCGGTTGCAGGCAGTAGAATATTATAGTAAACATTGCCAAGTCTTTTGTTCTTGGTAACATAGGGTAAAAATTCTTCATAAATGAGATAAGTACATACAGCATCATAGGCTGCGTACTCTTGCATGATATCGAAAGGAATCATGTCCCAAGTGAAGTCTGCTTTGAGTAATCCGTTACGCTTACGGTAAGCTTCTATCCAATCGTACATTGGTTTCTCATAGTCTCCAAAAGGAGTAAATTTGAGAGCGAGTTGCTTTAGGCCGTGAGTGCCTGGATTCTCGTTAAGTGTGTAGTGCATCAACATGGTATCATCAAAGTTTGGAAACTTAAATCCAAAGTGATACCTGAAGAAAGCAATATCGAACTTACTGTTATGAAAGACTACTCTTTTCTTATTAAAGAGTTCTTGAAGCATATTTTCAGCTTTTTCATCAATACAGTCTGTGTCAATATACGCACCGTGATTTTTCTTATAGGCTAAACTGATACCTAGCATATAAGCATCTCGAGGGTATAAACCTGTAGTCTCTGAGTCAAGTGCTACGAAACCATTCTCATGGTCGATTGCATCTTGCAAAAACGAATGAAGTTTATCAGTCTCGGTAATACCAAAAATATCTTTATTCCCAAGTTTTTCTTGTTTTAACTCTCCAGCTATATATGCTATGATATTATTTTTGGAGTCTTCCCAGCTCTTCTTAGCTTCAGGTTTGAAAGCTAACATAGCTGGATTTATTACAGGAAGAAACTTATCTTCCACTACACGACCTGAATATTCAGTAATTGAATTCAGTTTGGTGTAGTACTTCAAAGGCTCTGACCCAACGAGTATAACCCAGTCATAATCATCAGGATTGAAAACTATGTCTACGTCTCTCTTGAGTACCTTCTTTACTTGTGGGTTTGAACAAAGCACAAACGAATCAAATTCAAACTTGTTATTAAACAGTTCAAAAAACTTGTTTCTGCTTGGCTTGCTTTCTATTAATGCTATTCTTTTCTTATTCATAATGTATATTATACTCTAATTTTAACCTTTTGTCAAGAACTATTTTTTAATGCGTCTGGTCTTAGATTCTTTAATAATTTTTCACAAGCATTTAAAGTTTCTTCTATAGTCCAGGCATTTTTCATTTGATTATATTGTTCTAAAGTTAATCCACAGTTTTCTACATTATTACCGCCTTGTGGGTCAATGTGGTCTAACTGCCATGAATCCTCTGTTAAATTGATGATTTCTCTTGTGTAGTAATCTTCAATAGTGTTAGTTTCTAAATTTAGATTTTGTGTTTTTTCTAAGTGATTTATTAATGTTGTTAAATTTGACACTTTTCCTTCTCCTTTTCTTACGTTAAATGAATTCCTTCTCGAATTTAAACTTGCCCGTACATTAACTACTTTTGGACGTTTGTATAAAGAAGGGCTTTTAGTTTTAAATTTTGAAAATCGTTTACTAAGTCTTCCTCGACTAGATTGACGATAAGCTTTATGTTTTTCTGGAGTAGAGGCTGTTGTTGTAGAATTCTTACCAAACTTATTCCATAAAGTTTTTCTAAAACTTCTTTGTATCTCATCTTCTGTTTTACCCCAGTTATCAAGACACCATTTTTTCATATGTGGGGATAGGTAATAATGATCTGGGTCTTCTTCTTCCATTTCTTTTTTAAAAGCTTCCCACTCATATATTGGAGGTCTGCCTCCAAGTATGCCAAATTCTGCTCCATCATTATTTCTTTTTTTGCTATTAATTGTTGCCATACAACCTCTCTTTTAATTTTTGAACTGAAGACTTACTGAGTGCTCCAGCATCCCCCAATTGTGGAGGTATTTTAATGTGATAAGATTTCATTCCTTCTTTTTCACACATTTCTATAACTTTTTCTGTGGCAACTTGTCCTGCTTCGTCAGGATCAAAAAATATGTCTATCTGTTCTACTCCCTTCATTTTTAGAAGTTGAAGTTTTTCTGGAGTTACATTGTTAACACCAAAACAACACATAGTATTTGTTAATCCTTTGTCATGTAAGTTTATTACATCATATATTCCTTCAGTTATTATTACTCTACCTTTTATTGGTTTAGCGTTTATAGGAAACAATGGAAGCTTAACTTTCGGAGGGTGAAAAATATACTTTGGTTGATCTTTTATATGGGTATTCATTTTTAATCTACCATTAAAGGCGACTACTTTTCCTGTAATATCTCTTATTGGAAAATTTATTCTGTCTTTGAATGGTGTATTTATATTTAAAAATGCTTCAAACTGTTTATAAGTTTCAGGTTTAATATTTCTTTCATTTCCTACATAAGGCATTATGTCTGAAGGTATCTGTAAACCTACTGTTTCAGACCTTTTTAGGTCAATTCTTTGTTTTACTTTCTCTCTTAGAATATCCATTCTATTACTTGGTTTATCAAAAAGTTTAAATATATTGCCCTTATAGCCACAAGCAAAACAATTATAAACTCCTGTAATCCTATCTATTCTCATACTAGGGTTTGAGTCGTCATGCTCTGGGTTAAGACACTTCACTATAAAATCTGCTGGTGAGACCTTAAAGGGTATTTGTTCTTCTGCTAATAATTCTTCTACTGTCATTTTAAATTCTGATATAATGCAAAGATAATGTATGCCATAAAGGGTGTGATAACTCCTAATAAATACTCTATCATATTGTTAATGCCTCAAGCCACTATCGTCAGAATAAAAGTCATCTTCTAATATATCTTCCCATACTGCTTCATAAATTTTTCTGAAATCTTCCCTATCTGGAATAAAAATTTCAATTCCTTGTTCTACTTTAATTTTAGTGAGTTGTACTACATAGGCTGCAAATGCTAAATCTAACTGTCTTTCTGTATACATAACCATTATAGTCTTCCTTCTACTACTAAATTAACTACTTGTTTTAAACTGTACCATACACTACTAAATATATGTAAGGTACCATCTTCGCTTTCAACTACAAATCTTTTGTAGCCAAAAGGTCTTTCGGAGAGTATTCTTGTATCTCCATAACTATATTCTAATAATCTCATATTTCTTGTGCCTCTTCTTCGTTATCGCCCAGTCCCATTTCTTCTCTCATTTTTTCTTTTTCAGGTGGGGATAGAGCCTTCTCTGGGCCAATTTTCATTGAAGGCCAATCCATCACACTAGTAAAACTTAATTGTTCGTTGTTTCTCATTTTTGTACAGTTAAATGTCATACAGTTATCAGACGGCTCCCATTTCTCCATGGAGTAAGCAGCATCAGCCGCATCTAATATACCTTTTGCAAACCTAGCTTCGCCTGTTGCATCTGTTTGATATGGAGTAAATACTAATGTTTCGTACTCTTGGGCAAATGTTTTTAGTTTTTTACTAATTTCTATTTGTTCTGTCCAATCGTATTGTCCGTTTTTTCCTGGTGCATTGTGGCGGCGAACTTGGTTCAAGTAATCAACTATAACGATTCCCACGTCTTGTCGACTTACCCTTTTATCGAGTTCGCTTTGAATTTTTGAGAGAGTTAGGGAGGGATCGTATATTACGTCTAACTGCTTATCTTTGTTAAGTTCTTTCTTTACTAGTTTCTTGTGAAAATCATCAAAGTCTCGATTTAATTCAAACTCTTGAAGAAGTTCGTGTCCACCTTCGAAACGTCCAGCCCACCAACCTGCTACTAAATTCCATTGTTCGGAGGTTAAATCCTTATCCCGAATCTTTGAGTATGGAACTTTAGTAGAGATAGCGCACATTCTTTGTAGAATGGAACGACTTTCCATTTCGATAGTAAAGTAGAGAGCAGTTCTACCTGCCTCATAAACATTAACAGCAAGATTACAGGCTGTAATAGATTTTCCTGAGCCTCGTCTGCCGCCAACCATCACCAAATCTGTAGGCGAAAATTTTACTTTCGCATCATAATCTGTTTGAAGTCCTAAAGGTAAATACTTCGATCTTTGTTCATCGTTCTCAAAAAGAGTAATAGTTTGCATACTCTCTGAAGGTGGAACAATATCAACCTTATCACTTACGTTTAGAACTATTTCTTGTAGTTGTTCTATATTTTCTTCTGCACTCGCCATTGTAATTGTTTTGTCGACATACTTGTCTAACTCATCTAGTATTTCTACTTGTGTGAACTCATTCTTGAGATAATCCAAAAGCATGTAGGCATCTACTTCTACTTCTACGGATTCAATGGCTGAGATTTTCTCAAGAACTTTAGCGTCTCTTTGTCCTGCTTTAAGTTCTTCTAAGGTTGGGAGAGATTGATAATTATCTACGTGCTTTTCCAAGACAGCATGAATTCCTCGGAACTCGGAAGGCAAATAAATGTCCTTCACTTGAGCCCAAGTATCTAAGTCTTGTTGTACTAATAATTGTTTTAGTAGCGCACTTGCAATATTCATAAATCTCTCTCAAAAAAAGGGGTGGATTGCCCACCCCTGCTAATATTGCTAGTTAGCCTATCTCTTTTCTAGCTGCACCATTGTAATCGGAACACTGTAAACCTCTTCTGGTTAACATTGTTTTAACTCCTCTTACTGTTTTGCCGATTTCATCAGCAATCTCTTGCACAGTCATTGCAGAGATGTCAAGGTCAGCTAAGACGTCTGCTTTGCTTGAACCTTTAGTTTCTTTCTGCTTAGGAATAGCATTGATGTCACCACTTCTAAGTAATGAAAGAGCTTTACCTCTGATTGAGTTTACAGACTTGCCTAAAGCTTCTGCAATTTCCTCAACAAAAGAACCACCGTTAACCATCTCAACGAATGTTCCTTCTTCTTCAGGAGTATAAGTTCTAACACTTTCTACTTTAGGAGCTGGTTTAACATGCTCTGTTAGTTCCATAGAAAGGATTTTACCTTGAATTGACTTAGCACTAAATGCTCCGCCTTCAAAGTTTTCAGCGATCTCAGCATATGTGTAAGATCCGCTGTTGTCGTTCACGAAGTTTGCAAGTGTTGATTCTTGCGCATCTGAGAAAGACTTGGAAGCTGAAGCAGAAGCTAGTTCTACATCAAATCCCATTTTTCTTAATTTAGAAGATACTGACCTTGTTGAAGTTTCAAGTTCGTCCGCAGCTTCAGCAACTACTGCCTGTGTTACAGGGCTTTGGTCACCGATGAAGTCCACTAGTTGCTGTGTTCTTTCATCTGTCCATTTTGGTAATGCCATATTAATTTTCCTCTATTAATTGCTTTATGTTATTATAAATTTTAATGCCCATTTCTTGAGCTTTATTCGTTTTTGCTGATTCTATTCCACTTTCGTTTACTAGAATCGTAACATTCTTAGTGAGTGATCCCTTTGTCTCATATCCATACTTATGTAAAACTTTCTCAGCCGCCGCTTTAGTCGGGTAGCTCTTAAGTTTACCTGTTATACAAACTACTCCCTTGAGAGGAACGTAGTCGACTTCTGGTATCTCACAACTAAAACTGAAAGGTAAATCGTAGTATTCATTTGAGTGAAACTCATTCACTAGCCAATCTACTAGGTTCGACGCCGCTTTAGGACCAAGACCACATTCTGTCGCTGTTGCGTAGGTTATCTCTGAAATATTCGAGACCTTTTTGGTCAATTTATTAGATGCGCTTCGCCCTATCAGCGGTATCGAAAAAGCTGGAAGTAGTGTAGTTAAGTCTGCTGATTTAGAGTTTTCTATTTCAGCAAACAACTTAGTTCCGAGCCTTTCCGAACCTAGTAATTGTACTAATTCAGTTTCATCAAATGAGTAGATGTCATGATAGTCTTGTAAGTCAAGCTTCTCAATCGTTGCTTTGCCAAGTCCTTTGATTTTCAAAGTTTTAGCGAAGTGTTCTACTCTCTTTGACGATTTAGCGGGACAGTTAATATTGCGACAAAACAACTGGTCGTTCACAATTTCCAATACTGTATTACAAGCTGGACAATGTGTCGGTATAATTATTTCTTGCATAAAATCTGTCTCTCTTTCATTTTTATATGTATATTATATCAAAGAAATAAGCATCTGTCAAGATTTATTTTTTGGGAAGTCCCGAAGAATAAGGGACGAAATTTTGAAGCACTCTGTGTGCCCACCAAATTTTTGTTTGGGTTTATAACTATCATGCTTATACTTCTCATGTAGTTTTTGCTCAAATTTCCAACAGTTATAAATCGTGTCGTGATAGGTTCTCTGAATACGTAAATCGTATCCTTTAAAACCTCTACTTCTTTTGATAACATGACGCCAGTCTTTTCCACTGGCGATTCCGACTTTGATACACTCGCGTTCAAATGTTTTTTGATTTACAAGTATAACTCCGTATAGAACACCCTCTCTGTCTTGTTCATGAGGGTGATTATTAAAATAGGTTTGATTATATACTCCAGACATGCTTCTCTTCTAAGGCGTATTGACAGCCTTGAACAAAATCTCTATCTTCTTCTTTCAATACTCCCCAACAGTAAGTAATTCTATCTAAGAATAAATCTACTGTCTCTGGGTCTGTAATGTGCATATTTCTTTTCATCATTTCTTCAAGAATTTGCATACGAAGTTCTAGTTTTTCTCTAAGTTTCATACTAAATGTCCAATCAAACCTGATAATAATATAAATACTGCTATTCCGTTAAGCATTACTAATGCTCTATCCTTCCATAGCAGCCCCACCCAAAGCCAGCCTGACACTCCAACTAAGGAGAGACAGAGGTCAATGAATGGGAATTGTTGCGTTGAACGAACTGCAAAAGCACAAAGAAGAACGACACTGGCAGTCCATTTGACATACCAAGATAAATCTTGTTTAGGAGTTGCACTCTTATAGATTCTCTTACTGTTCTCTATTTCTTCTTTTGTATACTTCATTTAGTTCCGCTATTCTTTTATATAAATTATATATAATTTTTTGTTGTTCTAAGTTCAATCTACTCTCCTTAATACTTGCGGAATTATCTTTCCTGCACGAATTACTTCTATCTTGCAACCTAATTCAAGGTTGAGAGCTTCAATGATTGACTTGTTGTGTAGTGTAGCCTTTGATATTGTTGCACCTTCTATGTCAATTGGGTCGAAGTGGGCAACTGGTGATACTGCACCTGATTTCCCTACTTGCCATGTGACATCTTGGAGGACAGTCACTACACCAACTTCCTGTTTCTTCAGTGCATAAGCACCTCGGGGGTGATGGCTTGTGTAACCCTGCGCATCGAAATCATCATTCTTTGCAACACGGAAAACTATTCCATCATGGGGAAATTGAGTGTAGTCACTATCAATGGCTGTATTGAATCCGAGATTTGAAATTTCTCTCATATCCGATACATAGTTGTCTGTTAAATATGGAGATAATCCATGTGCGACAAAAGTTAAATCTCTTGTGGCAAATTCATCGCTATCTTTAAGATTTAGCGCACCCGCCGCATAGTTTCTTGCATTAGGTATCTCCTTGGGAGCTACTATTTCTCCCGAAATCTGTATTACGTACTTGCAGTTAATTTTATTTGGTACTAATGTTTTTATTAATGGGGTTATATCTAGCCCTTCTATACCATCTCCTCTTGTGAGAGCTTTCTGCAATTCACCATCACCATATAAAATGCTGATAGCCGCTCCATCTAGTTTTGCGGTCGTGATAAAATCGACTCCATTCCAATTTGGAGCAGAGTCGATTCCTTGTATCACTTTCTGGAGGGAGAACAAAGGGAACAAGTGCTTGTATCTGCGCTCATACGAACTTTTATAACCGATACTTTCTTTTGTAACCATTGTCAATAAATGGTCAAAAATCTCATCTGACATGATTGGACTACCTTGGTAGTACGCTTCTTTTGCTGTCTTTATAAGATTTTCTAACATTTATATATTATACTAAAAATTTAACCATTTGTCAAGAACTATTTTCCGATATGTTCCACGTCATCTTTCGGAATGACTTGGTATGCACCTTTATTATAGGCGATGGAAACTGTGTAGTTCTTACTAACTTCCTTCTTGTATGAAGTATCCTTAGGAGCGCTGTATTGTCCCATAGGCATACTAGGGTACTTTTCTCTATGAGTCTTAGCAGCCTCCATAATAGGTGAGGAGGGCAGGGAATGATCCTGCACTAACGGTACAAATGTCCGCTGTCCTGACCCATTAGACGACCTCCTCTTGCTTGTGGGTCTATTTTTTCTTTTACGACCGTGGCGGTCGTAGTTCATGCTTCCTTTTATTATCATATAAATATATTATATCAACTTTTTAAGGATTTGTCAAGAACTATTTTAATTTAGGTATATTTCATCTAGTATTTCTTTAAACTCTGATTCGAGTATTGATTTGCTTTCTGCAAGGGATAAAATCTCTACTAAACCTCTAAAGAGTTCCTGTACATTTTCTAAATCTACAGGCATAGTTATACCCTCTTTCGAAGGTAACCAATTTTCTTCAAAGTCTAAGTAGTATTTCCTTAGTGAAAGATACTCAACACCACGAAATGTACTAATTACTAATCGTATCTGTTGATTATCTTTTTCATTGATTACTTTTTCATATACACTAGGCTCAGTATAATCAATCATTTTTAATAATCCTGTTAAGTGGAACTATGCTAGTTACATTCTTAGGTATTAAAAGACGATATGAGTCCGTATCCCAGCAAAATAATAGGACATTATCCTTTGATTCTTTTGCTCTATTCTTCTTTTCCTTTATGTAAGGTGTAGAAAAATCTTGAGTACATATGTTGTATTTTAATCTGCGTGAGTTCTTACTTCTGTAAGTGATGACAGCATCGCCTGCGTCATCTAGTTTTTTATTGAATTCATCTTTTGTCATATTTCCTCCAGTTGTCTAACAAATGATTATTTGATGTGCAAACCTGAATGGTTATATATTAAAGATGCAAAAAACTAGGGCATCCTAAGATACCCTAGCTAAAGAACTAAAACTAATTGTTTAAGTTATTTACTATAGTTGTAAAGTAAACTGCTGCTTTACCTGTTAGTTTTGAAACAATAGCAGAGTCAACTTCTTGACCTGCATCATTCAAAGCATCAGTTAATGATGACTGTGCATCAGCAACACTTACTCTACCACCACCAGAACCGCCTGAACTCTTAGCCGCTGGAGTTTTTCTTACATATACGCCTGCCTTTGTAAGAATCATTCTAACGCCATTTGGGGATTCCTCCACCTGTTCTGCGATATCCGCTACAATCTCCATACTGTTTTCTGGAGTTGGTTCTTCACCGACATACATGTCGATAACTTCTTGTTTTTTCTCGTCTGTCCAAGACATTGTTTTTCTCCTTTTTGTTGAGCCAAATCGTGATTTGTATTCTTCTATAGTTGAGGTATTTTTGTAACCAGGTGCCCACCCAGTTGTTTCTACCATTTGCATATAAAATCTATCACTCATTAACTATTTCCTAAAATATAATTATATTATACAAAATATTTGAGGCGGTGTCAAGATTTATTTTTCCTTTCCTATGAAAAATGTCTTTTGACTGCGCCTAACTTATCTTCCGCTTCGGCTAATTTAGCAATCTCTGTTTCGATAGCTTCTACTATCTCAGGGTGTTCTCCTATACCTACCGAGTTTCTTTGGTATGTAAGTATATTTGCTTTTGCTATTGCTATATCGCCTTCAAGTTTCTTGCATAATGCTTCTAATAAATAATTCATTAATTACTCCTCGGACTGTTGTCCCATCTGTAAAATTTCTTTGTTTCACTGTCCCAATACCACCCTTTGTGTTCTTGTTCTTCAGGTGGGGTATCTGATTCTACATAAGTACCTTTAGGATAATCTACTTTTACACTAAACATACTAGTGCCTCCTCTTTGCTCATTTAATAAATTCATATACCATATTGCCATTATATTATTTTTATACCCATAACATAGTTCTCTGCTGCATCTTCGGCATAAGATTCACTATGTCCTTTGTAAAATTCTGTTTTTACTGCTTTATTATCTTCATAAAACCTACAACCCCAATGGCCATCAAGTTTTATAACATCGGCTCTTTTATTGCCGTCTACATAAGTTGAATACTTATCGTCTATCATTTTTCAATTGCTCCTCTTACGAATCCTTTTATAAACTGTTCTTTCTTATCATCAATCAATAAAACTACTGTTAAAGCAGGTAATACTATTATAAATAGTAAAATCACCACTAAATTAGCCAATATTGGTTTTCTTGCCAAAATATGGTTTGGTTGTAAGTGTTTTATTGCCCTGTAGCAAGGTAGCCATATCTGCCACCAAGCAAGTCCTACGCCCGAAGCGTAGAACGCTATTATTATTTCCAACATTGTAATCCTTATAAATATTCTTGTAAATGTTTCAGACTTCCTAAATCATGTGCAAGGGCAGTACCCCAGTAGCCAGTTCTCTCACCGTCTACCCAAGGGAAAAGAGTTTGAGAGGTATCACAAGGCTCAAAAATAAATATTTTGTAGCATTTACTTCCATGCGTGTCCTCATAATTTACACACTGCGCTATATTACCATAGCAAGCAAAGCCACGTCTTTCTGACTGATACTTTTGTGTAAACTCCTCTTTTACTAATGCAAATCTATTTTTACGAGGATACCATACCTTTTCATTATACTGAAACTCGGAAGCTACACACTGCTCTGGCAGCATTGCTTTTCTCATTCCTTCGTAATCAGAATCAGCTAATTTTTGTGGAATACCCACTCTTTCTACTATGTTCTTAACGAACGCTGGAGAACGATATAAACTATTAGCGATACTTGAGAAGTTATCTCCGTCTAAATACATTTTTACTACACTTCTAATTTCATCTTGTGTTGCCATCTTACCTTTGTTCTGTGCTTTTCGTGCTTCACGAAACTGCTTAAGGTCTTGATGGTCTTCGATAATTCGTTGAAGTCTGGTCGTGTTATACCTAATATTCAACATACCACAAGCTTCTTTCTTTGTGATAGGATTATCTTCTTCGAGTTGTTGAATTACTCGTTCTATGTTATCAAATGATAACTTTTCATGTGCTTTACTCTTTATTGCCAATTTACCCTCCTACTGTGTAAACTATTAAAATATATGTTAGGATATGTAAGTATTGGTCAACTCCATGTAACCCCCAGTATAAAGTCTGATTCTTTTTTAGTTTGTATTGAGACTTTATATTGGTTTTTGCCCAGTCAATGTGATAGTGAGCAATGCCATCCAAGAAGGCAATAATAACTGCCCACGCTGGATGTACAAAGAAATTCATCACCATCACAGTTCCTATAGCATGAATGATAGCATGTTCTATGCCTCCTCTACTTCCGTAGATTCCCTTGTCATTCCAAGGTTTTTGTAAAAAATAATCTGCTAATACATGCTTAGCCAGCAGTAAAAGAAGCATTATTAATACATCATTATTCATCTTCGCTACCCATTAATATGATTGCATAATGAATAATTTTTAGTAAGTCATCTCTGTTCTTACCATTTTTCTTACCATAGCGTTGTGCATATTTGATTATGTTTCCTAAACAGAAACCTTCTCCATGCCCTGCGTCTACGATAAACTCGGTAGATTGAATTTTGTTCATTGAATAATGAGCATCATATGTTTGTAGTATATGATTTTTAATCAGTAATAGAATCTCATCTTCTTTAAATTTATACTTGTTGGTCTCCGCCATGTAGCGCCTCCCTAACTTCGTCAGCAGACTTTAGAAATTTTTCCAAGTCTGTATAACCACCAATCTTTGTGCCGTTTACTATAATCTGTGGAAAGGTTCTAGCTGTAGGAAACTCTGCCATAAAATTATTAGTTTCATAATCTTCTCCTAGCATAAGGTATCTTACTTCTTTTACATCTTGATGATGCTCTGCTATAAACTTTGCCTTTGTACAATACGGGCAGTTTGGTTTACTATAAATTGTTATTTTCATTCCTTCTCCCAAGGTAAAGGGATTCTTTTCCCTTTCTTTTTTTCAGATACTAAATGACTAGACATATAAGCAAAATATGCTGCGCCTATTACTAATAATATTCCTAATGTCTCATTCATTTAGCTGTTATTCTTTTGTCTGTCCAAGCTAGTCCTTCGTCCCACCAATCAGGTTGAGGACGATGAGACCACTTAGCAAACGTTGCTTTGTCAGTATGGTAATATAAGCGATAAGACTCAATAACATTATCTTCATCTTTCAACTCATCTGGCATTGCCATACCGAAGGGAGTGAGTCCCTTGCGGGGCATATTCTTAGGTTCTGGCAGCTTATTGACTACTTCAATCACTGACTTATGTAATTTGCCATAACGATAGTTGTATTCATCATTTAGAGCATTTGCGTAACAGTGAACCCACTCAAAATTGTCGAGGCTAGACCTAGTCCATATTGTACAA